GCAAGGGAATGCGCAAGATCACCGGTGTCATTGGACACAATAACGTTACGTTCTTGTGCATAAATCAGTTACGTGATGCGATCGGTGTAATGCATGGTGATCCTTTGATAAGCCCAGGTGGTAAGGCAATTCCATTCCACGCCAGTCTGAGAATTAGGCTCAGTTCAGGCACGCAAGTGAAAGATAAAGAAGGAAATATCATTGGCATTCACGCGATTGTGACAATAAAGAAAAACAAGGTCGCTCCACCTCACAGGAAGTGTGAGCTTGATATCATCTTTGGAAAAGGCATCTCAGAACACGAATATGTGTTTGACGAGTGCAGGTCATACTGTGAAAACCATGAAGTTGAAGCGAGCGGAAAAAAGATCAAGCTTTCAGGCGTTGGTGGCTGGAAACAACTTCAAGTCATTGATTCACAGACTGGTGAGGTTCTCATTGAGAAAAGTTTTCATAAGCCAGATTTTGGCGATATGATGAAAGATCCACAATACAAACCATTTATTGATAAAGTTATTGATTGTGCATATACAATGGTAACAGGTGAGAAGTCTGATGGTGAATCACCAGACACAGACGATGATGTGAAAGATGGTGAATCATGAACCGCCGCAAGTTGTTACAATTGTTCGCGGTGATACCATTCATTGGGGTCTTTTTAGAAGATCCGGCTGGTGCATCACAAGAACAGACTATTTTTCTGCCTACACCTCCCGAGTTAGACTGGTGGGGGCATTTGGCAAATCAACTGGCGATCAATCTAGACAAATATCTCGAACAAAATAGCGTATCAACTGAAGAACGATATTATCTTCACGTGATGTCTTACCAGTTCTGTAGAAGTCTGCGAAACTGGGAGTTGTCAGCGAAGGATTTCCCAGAGCAAAAGATAGACGTATTGTCTGACATTAAGTTTGTTGCTATGAAACTACCCATGGATATGATAATCCACCCAGATAATGGTAAAAATGTTATTTTGACTGCTCAATCTAGGAAGTTGAGAGTTATTAGATCTTTGTGTGGAAGTCCCTTTTGGGATGGTAATGAAACCATACGTTCAGAAACAAAGGCGTTCATTGAGGCTGGTGAACAGGCTGCTCTCGACGTTCAAATTGAATTGAGACATAGCTTAAAAGAAGGACGACCGGTACGAGTTTATGCGATCTACACTCCACCGTTCTTGTCATCGATGGCTTACGTTCCAAAAGATTTTTCAGGCCACAGAGGGTTTATGATCAGATATGCAAAGGTGTATTGATGAAAAATTTAGAATATCCAAAAAATAGAGAAGCCCTTGCAGATCAATTTATTAATTCATTGAATGATTTGATTGTTGATGATAGAAAAGCTATTCAAGATCTCATTCAACATAAAGTTCGTTGTAGTGAATTTCTTTTTCAACATCCAACAATGCAAGTTGGAACTAATGTTGATGAAGGATTTCATACTATTGGAATGCTTGGCATCATCAATGGCCTTATAGGGGTGATTGAATCTGGTGAACGTGAGGGCTGGGGATTTGTTTCCGCAGTGCTTAATGATCGAGGTGAACTTGAGAAATTTGAAAGAACGAGACAATGATCTACGTTAAGATAAAATCAATTTCTGGTGTGATTCCAAAGTACATGACTGAAGGTTCTGCTGGATGTGATATCGACAGCACAGAAAAACACGTGTTACAGCCTGGAGAACGCCACCTCTTCAGCACGGGAATTTATCTCGAGGTCCCCAAAGGACACGAGTGTCAGATTAGACCGAGGTCTGGTCTTGCTTTCAAACATGGTGTGACTGTGCTAAATTCGCCCGGGACGATAGATTGTGATTACCGTGGGGAAGTTAAGGTTTTATTGATCAATCATGGACAAGAACCATTTGAAATTAGCATCGGCGATAGAATCGCACAGTTGGTATTTGCAGCTGTAAAACAGGCAAAGTTTGTGAAAGGTGATTTATCAAGTACAGATCGATCAGTTGGTGGATTCGGTAGCACTGGAATTAAGTGAACTATAGTTGATTCATGTGATACTTTAGAACATGTCAGATCAAAGACCTGTTTTAATCATTGATTGTATGAATTTGTATGTTCGTTGTTTTTGCGCATATCCTACGTTTAGTTCGCATGGATATCAAATGGGAGGTTGCATCGGGTTTCTTAAGACACTTAGAAAACTCGTTAACGAACAACAACCTCGTGCAGTTTACCTTGCTTGGGAAGGTGGAGGTTCTGTTCGTCGCAGGAGCATCTTTAAAGAGTATAAACTTAATCGAAAACCTGAAAAACTTAATCGATTTTACGGCGACGATCTCCCAGATACAGATGACAATAAGAAACATCAGATCATTGCGTTGTTAGCAATGTTGAAGTGTGTTCCCGTCTGTCAGATATATGTACAAGATTGCGAAGGTGACGACGTTGTTGCATACTTGTGTCGTGGTCCAATGAAAGACGTACCAAAAATTGTGGCATCGTCAGATAAAGATTTGTATCAGTTATTAGACGATAAAACAAAGATTTATAGTTTGCACAAAAAGACATACATTCAATCAGCAGATGTTCTAGCTGAATTCAGAGTTAACGTAAAGAACTTTGCAATAGCAAAATCGTTATGTGGTGATCCTTCAGACAACATACCAGGTATTAAGGGTGTTGGGTTCAAAACTGTTTCACAGAAGTTTCCATTTTTGGGAACCGAACAGGATATCCTGCTTCAGGATGTTTTTGATTATGCTGCAGCACATTTAGAAGACTCTATAATTTACAAGAGAATAGTTGATGAGTGGGATGACGTAAAACGTAATTGGAAATTGGTGTATTTGGATGGCGGAATGCTGTCATCTAGCCAAACAGACGTTGTAGATCATGTTATCAGTACATTTAAGCCTTTAGTGAATAAGATGGGGCTTGTTAAGCAGCTCGTCAAAGAGGGTATTGGTGACTTTGACGTTTCTGATTTTTATCACGTTTTTAACTGCATAGAAGGAATTCAATACGTATGACACAGGTCACATTTGGACAATATGGGCGTTCGTTTCAAGAAAAAATCGTACAGGCACTTTTGTCAGATAGGCAATTTGCTGAACAAATGACAGAGGTATTTGATGTCAATTATCTTGAACTCAAATATTTGACTTTTCTTGCTGACAGATACTTTGAACATGCTAAGAAATATAAAGTATTTCCTACACTACAATTGCTCGTCACTATTATTCGTGATGAACTAAAGACTGGCACAGACATAATTCTACGTGATCAGATTATTGATTACTTGCAAAGAATGAGGATGAACCCAGATCCAGGTGATCTTTCATATGTAAAAGAAAAAGCTCTTGATTTTTGCAGAAAACAAGCATTGAAGGCCGCACTTGAAACCGCTGTGGATCAAATGCAAGCAGACAAGTATGAACAGATTGTTGAAGGAATCAAAAAGGCAGTCTGTGTAGGAACAACACCTGCTCTCGGTCATGATTTTTTTACTGATTATGATGCAAGGTTCACAAAGTTGCAGCGTAACTGTGTTCCAACGGGTTTGATGGAACTCGATAAAAAGGACATTCTTAATGGTGGTCTAGGTGCCGGAGAATTGGGTTGTGTAATTGCTGCAACGGGAGTCGGAAAATGCACTGAATATAACACTTACGTTCATGTCAAATATACCGGATTTAAAATTAACGGAGTCATCTATAAACCATGGGATCGTATTGCTACAAAACGAGGTCAAATCTTTGTAAAAGATGTTGTTGAATCAGATGAACTCGCCTGATGTTATTCTAAAATGTCAAATTTGTTGAAAACAAGTATGGGATCGTGATGCTCGTAAATTAAATGAACTACGTGAACAAGGATACGAAGTAGTTGTAATTTGGGAAACCGAGTGGTGTAATTCAAAAGATGAACGTATTGAAAGAATCAAAAATGCTTACAATCGAATATAATGATGTTGTTGAAAAAGTTAAAATTGGTGACTTGTTTGAACAAGTAGGTCATACAATTAGTACACCTGCGTCAGATGATTCTGGTGATTCTTATATTCAAAATGAATGGGGAATTGAAGTTTTATCACTAGATGGTTATTACCAAGTTGAAGGATTTCGTCTAACAAAACCTGAAAAAATCGTTGGTTTATGTCATTCACATTTAAATCCACTTGTTCTTGAAGATACAATTCCTGTTTTAAATTGTTCGCCAGAACATATTGTTTTGACAAAAGATAAAGGATGGATGAAGGTTTCAGATCTTGTACAAGATGACATTATTGTGTGCAATGATTCGTTTAGAAGAGTCTGGAATGTGATTGAAACTGAAAAAATTGAACGCTTGTATGACATGCAGGTTGCGATTGCACATTCGTATTTTACAGATAACGTATTGTCACACAATTCACACTTTTTAACGTTTCTTGGTGCAAATGCATTGAAGGCAGGCGTCGATGTTTTGCACTACACCCTCGAGCTTTCTGAGGCAGCCGTAGGAAGACGTTACGATTCGAACTTGTGTAACATGAATTCGAACGACGTTATCGATAACAAGAATGACGTTATTGACAAATATAAATCGATGAAATTGGGTCGATTGATGATAAAGGAATTCCCGACAAATAGTGCATCAATCTATACGATTCGCAGTCATATTGAAAGGCTCGACCTTAAAGGATTTAGACCTGGGATAATCATCATCGATTATGCCGATATCTTACGCTCAACACGCCAGTACGATTCTTTGCGTCATGAACTTAAGTTGATCTATGAAGAATTACGTGGATTTGCTGCAGAGAAATGTCTGCCGATCTGGACTGCATCACAAAGCAACAAAGAAGGCTCAACAACAGATATCGTAGACTTAAATAACATGAGTGAAGCTTATGGAAAAGCAATGATTGCAGATGTTGTTTTGTCAATATCAAGACGTTCACATGAGAAAGCATCTGGTTCTGGTCGATTGTATATTGCAAAAAATAGGGCAGGACGAGATGGTATCGTTTATCCAATTAAGATCGACACTGCACAAAGTGGATTTGAAATTGTTGGTCGTGAAGGTGATCTACAAGAAGCAACAGTCGATGACGAAAAAGCAATGAAACGTGCACTAACATCAAAATGGCGTGAACTAAAGAATGATCCCGATTTAAAAGCATCAACCCCAGTCACGATTGTCGAACGTAGTACCCCAAGTGAATAGTTATATGTGATCATTGAGTCTTGATATCAATAGGAAAAATTTGATGAAATCGTACACGTATAGTGATGTTCGTGCTGCATCTGTTGACTACTTCAAAAATGATGAATTAGCAGCGGATGTTTTTGTTGACATTAAAACAAATAATTTAACGTTAGTCAGAGTGACTGAAATGCAATTGAAACGTTGCGAGATCAATTTATGAAAAATTACTTATACGAAGAAGCTTTGATTAAAACGCTTGAATATTTTCAAGGCGATGAGCTTGCATCACACGTATTTTTAGGAAAATATGCATTACAAGACTTAAAGGGAAACATATACGAACAATCGCCCGTTGACATGCATCACAGGTTGGCGAAAGAGTTCGCACGGATCGAGAACAAGTACGAAAATCCGATGAGTGAAGGTGAGATCTTTGACCTATTCAAGGATTGGACTGTCGTTCCACAAGGAAGTCCGATGTCAGCGGTCGGAAACCCGTTTCAGATTCAGTCTTTGTCAAATTGTTTTGTGATTGAGTCACCTTACGATTCTTATGGTGGAATTCTACGCACTGATCAAGAACAAGTGCAGATCATGAAAAGACGCGGCGGCGTTGGTTTTGATCTATCGACAATTAGACCCAGGGGACTTGAAGCGGCAAATGCAGCCCGTACAACTGATGGAATCGGCGTCTTCATGGAAAGATATAGCAACACGTGTCGTGAGGTTGCTCAAGGTGGCCGCCGTGGGGCATTGATGTTGACAATTTCAGTTCATCATCCTGAGGTTTTGACTTTCATCAACATAAAAAGAGATAAGTTAAAGATCACCGGCGCGAACGTCAGTGTCAAAGTAACAGACGAGTTCATGAATGCTGTCAAGGATGGAAAAAAGTATGTTCAACGATTTCCGCTCGATACAAGCAAACCTGCAATCATTGAACGTGAGGTCGATGCGCAAGAAGTTTGGAAAAACATTGTTTCTGCAACACGTGATTGTTCAGAACCAGGACTTTTGTTTTGGGATACTGTGAAACGACGTTCTCCGGCGGATGCATATGCAACCGTTGGATTTGAAACAGTTTCTACGAATCCTTGCGGCGAGATCACTTTGTCTGCATATGATTCTTGTCGTTTATTGTTGATCAACCTCTCCAAGTTTGTAAAAAATCCATTCACAACAAATGCAACGTTCGATTTTGATTCATATGCACAGGTCGTACAAAAGTCACAAAGACTGATGGACGACTTGATTGATTTGGAAATAGAGGCAATTGACAAGATCATAAAAAAGATCAAACAAGATCCAGAACCAGACGATGTTAAAGACGTCGAGGTGAAATTGTGGAAAAAAATCAGAGACGTTGCCATTTCAGGTCGTCGTACGGGTCTAGGCATCACAGCACTCGGAGATACCTTTGCATACCTCGGAATGAAGTATGGTTCTGTTGAAAGCATCGAACTGACAGGCGAGATATACAAAAACCTGGCACTTAATTCATATAGATCGTCAGTTGAGTTGGCGAAAGAACGAGGTGCATTTCCAGCATTTTCGTTTGAGATAGAAAAAGATCATCCGTTCATCAAGCAAGTCGTTGATCTTGATAATGAGCTCAAGTCGATGTATGAAAAATACGGTCGAAGAAACATCGCAAACACAACAACTGCGCCTGCAGGATCAGTTTCATTGTTGACACAGACAACGTCTGGTTGTGAACCTGTGATTTTCATCAAGAGTACCCGCAAGAAAAAGATAAATCCGAGTGATAAACAGGCTCGTATTGATGAAACTGACAAATCAGGAGATTCATGGCAACACTATGATGTGTTTCATCCCGGTGTCAAGATGTGGATGAATCTTACGGGAAGAACGAACGTTCTTGAGTCGCCGTATGCCGGTTCAACTGTTGAAGAGATCGATTGGATGAAAAAGATCGACATACAGGCCGCTGCACAAAAGTGGGTCTGTCATGCAATCTCTAATACGACAAACCTTCCAAATGATGTAACAACAGAGACTGTCGAAAAATTGTGCATGCATGCCTGGGTAACCGGTTGTAAGGGTGCCACGATTTATCGTATTGGCTCTCGTGATGCCGTGATAGTGAAAGAAACGACAATCGACGGACAACCATTTGAGGTAACAGAGACCCAGGCTCCAAAACGTCCAAAAGACCTCGAATGTGACGTCAATCGTGTGAGTGTGAAAGGTGAGAATTATCTCGTCCTTGTAGGTTTGTTGAACGATAAACCTTATGAAGTTTTTGCTGGTTTGTCTCAACATGTTGAAGTTCCAAAAAAATTCAAAAAAGGAACTTTAATCAAGAATGGAAAGAAAGACGGTATTGCTACATACAATCTTCGAATTCCATTTGATGATGAAGAGTTGTTATTTAAAGACGTTGTGAACTTGTTTGATAATCCAGAACATGGTGCTCTTACAAGAATGATTTCGCTTTCAATGCGTCACGGTGTTCCTATTCAATTTTTGACAGAACAACTTAAAAAAGACAAACATTCAGACTTACAAAGTTTTTCAAACGTAATCGCCAGGGTTTTGAAGACATATATCAAAGATGGAACTGATGCCACATCAACTGAGAAAAAGTGTCCAGATTGTGGTGGAGAGACATTGATCTATCAACAGGGATGTGTATCATGTATCGGCGGTGTCATGTTAGACGGTATATCATGTACCTGGAGCAAGTGTTAAGTAAGACGTAATAGATTGAGATACTTATCGCTCAGCGGAGCAATGTCTCATAATGAAAAAAGTAATTAAATTATCGCCAAAACAACTTAGAAGTCTTATAAGCGAGGCGATTGAATCTAAGCCTGCAGGTGAACAAGAACCTTTTCAGATTGATGAAAAGTTTGGCACGTACGATGTAACTGATACAACTCAATATTCAGACGATGAATCATACATCATGCCTCACAATTTTGAATCTGCACACCATGAACTGTTTCACCAGGCACTTCAACCTGTCGTTGATGAGATGGTGAAGGCTTCAATGGAGATATTTGATGCTGGTTTTGCTCCAGAAGGTCACAAACGTGCTGAATCTGACGTGAAACATGCTGCTGAACAAATGCGTGAAGAGTTATTGGCCGTAGTGGCAAAGTGGTCTGAAGAGATCGTATCGAGGATAATGTAATGAGGATCAAGTATGGTGAACTTAAAGACATGATTAGAGAGGTTTCTCTTTCACCTTCTGTCTTTCGTAACAACAAGCCTCATCAAGATCCGCTTGACGACAAAGATCTTACAAGTGCACTTCAATCTTTAGAGCGCGCATTTAAACAGGATGCATTATTGAACTTAACATTACTAAATGCCGACAAATACAATGCAGACTCACGAGAGTTTGATGATGAAACATATAAACAAATAGAAGACGTTGCAGGTGAAACATCTGAACTAGTTGCTGCCAGTGTTAGCGACGTAGTAAAGAAAGCCTGGCATGCTGCACACAATAAAATCAAGAAAAATTAGTGATTAACTTAATAAGCATATTATGAAAACAACTGTTCTAGAACTTAGGCAATTAATTACTGAAGAATATTTGCGGGGAATTCCTGAATTTGTCTTGCGTAATGCAACAAAGAAATATGTTGACGAAATAAAACAACATATTTCTCGTTATATCATGGCAAATAAATCAAATACAAGTGCTGATAGACGTGCTGCTCTTGCTGCTGCAGATAGTGTACTTGAAGATCTAGAGAAAAAAGTTAACGATTTATTAGAGAATCAATTATTCGCATTTACAAGACAAGTTTGATTGCTTCTGTCGTGATGTAGTAATATCACAATATGATTGAATCAATTCATCACCTTGATTGTCGGTGTGAAGACTTTCGACATAGTATCAGATTTAACGTAGAAAATGATACTGGCGATGTGTATGTGTCAACACATATTAATCATTGTTATCCTTGGTATAAGCGAATTTGGTACGCGTTACGATATGTCTTTAAGCAAGACTCTATAGATGGTCATTATGATATTTCGTATATAAAATACGAAGATTATGATAAGTTGCGTGATATTCTAATGCGAGCAGACATTGCAACTGCTGCATATTTTTCCAGAGTGCGTGAACAACTTAATAAAGAGTGATAGATTGACTTCAGATAAATCACCAAAAGGTGAATGGAGTTATAATATGTCATATGAAGTAAAAATTCTTGCTGATAGCCTGAGCCCAGAAAACAACAGATTAACTACTATGGAAGTAGTACTGCCTCGCGTTGTCTTAGCGGAATTCAATACCCATAGAATGTTCTCTCGTAACAGCGCTTCATCTCGAGCAATTCCAGTCGAAAAGATGTTAAAGCGCGTTGAAGATGATCCATTTATTCCTATTTATTGGGGCAAAAACCAAAAGGGAATGCAAGCTGATACTGAACTATCACAAAGTGAACAGCTTGTTGCAGAACACAGTTGGTTGAAGGCTCGTGATTCAGCTGTTAAGCATGCCCGTCAACTTCTTGAAATTGGAATTCATAAGCAAATTACAAATAGATTACTTGAACCATGGCTTTGGCATACTATAATTGTGTCTGCAACTGAATGGGATAATTTTTTTGCACTTCGTACGCATAAGGATGCACAACCAGAGATACGAAAAGCTGCAGTGATGATGAAGAGCATGTATGATGCTTCTGAACCAAAGAAACTCGAATTTAACCAGTGGCACTTACCACTCATTACAGAAAATGAGTCTTGGGCCAGCAATGGCATTACACACTATTCGATTAGCGATATTTGCAAAGTTTCTGCTGGTCGGTGTGCTCGAGTTTCTTACTTGACTCATGATGGAAAACGTGATCCTAAGGCAGATATTGAGCTTTGTGAACGCCTGGCATCTTCAGGACACATGTCACCACTTGAACATGTTGCAAGGCCAATGACATCACATGATATTCAACAGATGGGACTTAATGCATCTACACGTTTCTTAGCAAATTACAGAGGTTGGGTCCAAATGCGTAAGTTAATCGCAAATGAAGATAACTACGGAAAAGCGTTTAAACTGTGACCTTTTGTCATTGTTAGATTAAAATTGTTTCATGTCAGCAAAAATAATTTGTATAGAAGGCGCGGATCGCTCAGGAAAAGCAACACAAACAAAGATGCTTGTTTCTGCACTTGAAGAAAGTGGTAAATTAGCAGTTCGTGTGGAGGTTCCATTCAATGATCGTTTAACATATTGGTTGATATACAAGATGTTAAGCAATAAATCGGCAAAGAAGTATCCAAATTTGTTTCAGTTTATACAGTTCTTGAACAAATTATATTTTCAGTGCACGATTTTTATTTGGATGTATTTTGCGAATGATTTCATCATTCTAGATCGTTGGGCACTATCATCCATAATTTATGGTGCTGAAACAGGTGCAAACAAGTTCTTGACAAAACTTTGGTATGCACTTTTATTTAAACCTGAAATAACACTAGTGATGTCTGGTCCTTCGTTTAAAAGAGATGAAGCACCGGATTCATATGAAGCTGATTCTGATTTGCAAACCCGAGTTAAGATGAATTATTACAAGTGGGTACAAGAAAATCCTGGTGATTGTACATTGATAGATAATCAAAATGGACGCATTGACGTTCATAAGCGAATTATAAGTCATTTGAATTTTTCTGGGATTACACAGGATTATGATGTCAAGAATTGTTGGTGGAACTCTGAAGCAGGACAATGGGAGACAAAATAATGAATAATATTCAATGTATCATCTGTGATCCTCCTTGGAGTTTTAGTGATGGTCTTAAAAAGATGAAGCGACCAGTTAAGCGTTCTGCAGCATCTCAATACAATGTAATGTCCGTTAATGATATTGCTGCATTGCCTGTTGCGTCATTATGCAATCCGGTTGGTTGTTTGTTGGCCTTATGGGTACCTTCATCAATGCTTGATCAAGGGTTCATGGTTATGAATGCGTGGGGGTTTAAACTTAAACAAACTTTTGTTTGGGTAAAACTCAAAAAAGAATTTGCATTAGAAGAAGATTGGAATCTCGGCACCCGAGTTGGAATGGGACGTCTTTTTAGACAGTCACATGAAATAGCTTTGATAGGAACATCGGGGAAATCGGTGTATCCTTGGTTGAATGATCATTCACAAAGATCAGTTGCATTTGATCTAAATCAAGGTCATTCAACAAAACCTCCAACACTCCACCAGCGTTTAGATAAAATGTTTCCAGACGTAGAAAAACTTGAAATGTTTGCCAGACGTCAACGAAAAGGTTGGACGTGTATTGGTGATGCTATTGACGGAAAAGATATAACAATATCGATACAAGACTTAATTACGGCATAGAATAAAGAACGAGGAAATAACACATGTTTAAATTTGCAGATAGTATTTCATGGCGATTGGTTCAGATTTTTCAAGAGTGTATGCTAACCGGTATTGATGGAGGCGATCTGTTACGACAGGTTAGGGTTCAAGTTGATCCGTCAGATCCAACTACGCTTATTTTAACTAGTGAATATCAAAATCAAGTTAAAGAATCACATCAAAAACTTGAAAAGGAAGCACTAGAGCTACAAGCCGCCAGAGATAATAATGGAAAAGGTATTTTGATTAATTAAGATAAACATGAACAACGTCAAAGATAAACTTGGTGTTATGTGGAGTCAACAATATGATTTCATGAAACTCTTACAAGAAAAACGTGGGTTTCCTGAGTTTCCAACTGATGTTACGTCAAAATCAGGACAACAGTTTCTTGAAGGAATTTCATTTCATATGATGAAAGAATTATTTGAAGCTGGCCAACATTTACGAAATTCTAAGTCTCATAGGGTAACAGAGATTAAAGAAGTTAACATGGAGGCATACAGAGAAGAACTTGTTGATGTTTTACA